TGAAGAAGGCAAGTTTCCTGACGTTATAGGTAATATTGAAGATGCACTAAAAAGTGTAGAATTAGATTTTGAACCTGACTTAGAAAAGGTAGGTGAAATTAATATTGTTGAAGAACCTGGCGCACCATTTAGAATAAATGGTTCGAGCAGATCTCAAAGAACAAGTGGAGATTTCTTTGGTAATATTGTTGAAGAATTAACGTCCTAATTATAAATAGTGTTATGGCATACGAAGAAAACAGATTAGCAGAACTAGCAAAACGTAAAGTTGCAAGACTTTATAAGGACATAGACATGTCTTTCAAACGCAATGTTGTCACAAATGACATTGGTAAAAAATTAGACGTCAATGCTGTTAAACAATCTTTAAAAAATTTACTATTCACACAGTTTTATGAAAAGCCTTTTAATCCAGAATATGGTTCACCTATAGCAGAATTATTGTTTGAGCCTTTGGATTATGATACAGGCAATGATATTGCTAATTTAGTATTAGAAGCCATTAAGAACTTTGAACCAAGAGTTCGTGTAGATGACATCATTGTTCAGCCTGATTATGATGAAAATGAGTATATCTTACAAATAAATTTTCATGTTATAGGGCTACGCAATCCGGAAGTTTTCACATCAGTATTGAGAAGGTTAAAATAATGCCATTTGCCGCACACTTAGGGGATATTACAACAAATGCACATGGATGCAATACATCTGTTCCTATTGACTTGGGTGCAGCCAATGTTGCACTTGCAAAAAATGTAACAGTAAATGGGGTGCCTGTCGCGGTTGTTGGTAGTCAATTACAGGCACATACTATATTATCAGGATCCAGTTGTGTTCCTCATGTGGGACAAACAGTTACATCGGGCAGTTCTACTGTTAGAGTCGGTGGCTTACCTGTTGCATATCAAGGTTCTACTGTATCATGTCCAGGAACAATAACAGGAGCGGCTGGAACGGTCACTGTTGGGGTGTAATAAATAAAAACAAAAAGAGCTAAACATGGCACAAAGAAGATTAACAGAACTAGATTTTGATGGTATTAAGAATAACTTAAAGTTATTTTTAGCAAGCCAATCAGAATTTTCAGATTACGATTTCGAGGCATCAGGACTATCTGTCCTTATTGATCTGTTGGCATACCATGGGCATTATAATGCAATCATGGCGCATACAACAGCAAATGAGGCATTTCTTGATTCAGCGATTAAAAGAAACTCCATTGCGTCTATTGCAAAAACAATGGGATATACTGCTCGCTCCGCCCGGTCTGCTAGGACTACAATTAATCTAGTTGTTGTGCCTGATTCTACATATAGTTCTAGTGCTTTTACATTGAGTCGCTCTAAAATCTTTACTACTGCACTCAATGGTAGAAACTACAACTTCTACCCTATTAAGGATTACACAGTTACAAAAGAAGAAAGAAGCGGAGTTTCCGCATTTTATTTCGACAATATAGAACTCGCTGAAGGACTTCGTGTAGAAAATTCACAAATTATTGAAACAGGTGGTGAACAAGGCCCTGTTCTAATGGCTAATCCAGGTGTTGACACCACAACAGTTAGATGTAGAATACAAACATCAGTAACTAACACATCTCTTGTGACACACTCATTTTCAGATAATATTTTGGATGTTAATAATCTTTCAACTGTTTTCTTTATTGAGGAAGCACTGAATGGTTTTTATGAAGTAATTTTTGGTGATGGTGTAATTGGTAAAAAATTAACTATAGGTAACGTTGTAAAATTAGATTATATTGCCACAAATGGTTCTGCAGGTAATGGTGCTACAGCATATACAGCACCTACTAACTTGACAGGGACTAATGAAACTGTTACTCTAACAGTAGTTTCTAATTCTGCTGGTGGTTCTGAACAGGAAACTGTGGACAGTATTCGATTCAATGCTCCCCGATTCAACGCTACAAAAAATAGGGCTGTCACTGCTAATGATTATAAATCTCTAATCCTAACTTCTAATTCTAACGTTAAGTCAGTTTCAGTTTGGGGAGGAGAGGATAATGATCCGCCAATTTACGGTAAAGTGTTTATCTCACTTCAACCAAAAGAGGGTTTGATTATTTCACAGGATGATAAAGATGCTATTGTGAGAGACTTTATTGAACCAAGACAACCTGTTTCAATACAGTCTGAGTTTGTAGATCCTGAATTTACGTTTATTGGTCTTAAAACGACTGTTCAATATGATTCTAAGAAAACAACATTAACAGCAGGTGCAATTGAAAATGCTGTTGCGGCTACAATAGAAAACTTTTTTAATAATAATTTAAATACTTTGGATGCAAATTTCTTCTACTCTAAACTTACTGCTGATATTGTTAAATCCTCTGCTTCAATTGTAGCAGTAAACTTGGAGTTGAGACTACAAAAAAGATTTACTCCTACCACAGGTAATGAATCCAAATACTCATTACAATTTAACAATAAATTAAATCCATTGTCGATAACAAGTAATTTCTTTGATGCAACAATTAATAACGCAACGTATAAAGTATATGTTGCAGACGTACCGGGTGCAGATGTAATTGCTCCGGAATACAGTGGTTCGGGAACACTTATTTTAAAAACATCTGATAAAAATATTGTTGTTGACGCAAATGCAGGAACAATTGATTATGATACAGGTAAAATTATATTAAATAATTTAAACGTATCCTCAATTTCAGGCACTAATGTAACACAAGTTAATATTAACGCACAACCACATGAAAGTGCTAAAGATATTAAAACAAGTATTTTAACAAGAACAACGGAAGAAAGTTCTTCGGCTGTTATACCTACACCTTCAAAAAATATTATTCTTGCACAAGATGCAAGTGCTGAGGATACACCGAACAATATTGCAAAAGGAATTGCAATCTCCGCTATACCTAATGTGAGTGATTACTAATGGCAAGAACAGGACCGAGTTTTAAGAGATATATCGAGAGCATTGCGATAACCAATGCTGGTTCAGGATATGATAGCTCGGATCCACCTACATTATTCATTCAAGCACCCACACTTACAACTAATGAAGGTGATAAGGTTCAAGCTGCCGCCTCTATAACAATTTCCAGTAATATTGTAGATACGTTAACTATTACTGAGCCAGGTGATGGTTATTTACTTTTACCTCTACCACAAGTTTATCTTAGGGGTAAACTTACAGGTGTTACTGTTACATCAGCAACAGAAAATGGCGCAGACTCTACTAGAACTGCTGGCACATATAATGTTGTTCCTCAAGATACATCATCTGGTGCAGGATTAGGTGCTCAGTTTACAATTGTTGTTGGATCCGGTGGTTCTATTTCGTCTGCAACTATTACAAATAACGGCTCTAATAAATTTTATGCTGAAAATGATTTAATTTATATCGCTAATGCACAGATAGGTGGCAACGGCACAGGCAATCAAGCGATTCTACAAGTGTCAACCATTGCATCTGGTTCGGGTGCGGTATTTACACCAGTAGTTAATCTTGTAAATAGACCTCAAAAATATTTTCACAGGGGGCATTCTTATCTCACTAAGTTTACTATCCCTGATTTTATCCGAAATGATTATCCCTTATTTGCAACTTTCATTGAAAAATATTTTGACTTTCTAGATACAGATGATACAACAATAACAGCTTTAGGAGGTTCATCAGGCGGCCCTCAATATCTTTTAGCGGAACTTATAGACAGCCTCAACATTGACTTTAAGGAAGATGATTTCTTAACCATTCTGTTACAACAGTATGCAATTGATTTTCCTCAAGATGCAAAAATGGATACACGTTTTCTAATTAAGAGGATTAGAGAATTTTATGAATCTAAAGGTTCTCGCAGGGGTATTCAAACATTTTTCAGAACTGTATTTGATGAAGACGTAGAAATAGTTCGACCTTCAGATTTTGTGTTAAAACCTTCGGATGGTTTTTATAGTAAAGAAGTTGCTGTTAAACTTTATCAAAATGCAGAAATTACACCTATTCCTGATCCGTTTATTCTTAGGGGTAGAAAAGTAGATATTGTTTATTATGAATCTACAGCATCTATTACAGCAAGAAAACGTTTAAATACTTCTATTAGTCGTATTAAAAAAATTGCTTATACAAATCCAACTGCATATGAAGCGACTATAGGGTTACCTGCTGACACAGTTATTCCTGGACCAGGTGTGGAAGCAAACTTGGTAGCTGTCATAGGAGGTAAAATTGCAACTGTAGGAACTATTGGCGCGGCAGATGCGGCTCGTGCCGCTGGCAATTATACTATAGGTGCATCTGATTATACTGCAGGTGGCAATGGAACAGGTGCAACGTTTAGTGTTGTTGTAAATGGCGCAGGCGCCGCAACAATTACTGTGACTGCGGTAGGTGATAACTATGCTCCAGATGAAACCATAACAATAGCAGATAATAAACTTGGTAGCGGCGGAGGTGCGGCACTAACATTTAAAGTTGCAACAATTACTGAAGGTAAAATTTTCTCTATAACAATTGTAAATGGCGGTCAAGGATTTAGTGCAAACGCGGCCGTTAACGTAACTCCTAACTCCGCAGATACAATTACAACAACTGCACTCATAGATACTAGGGTCAGCAATGGTGCAATCACAAACACTGTTTTTGTCAATAATACGAAAGGCGTAGGTTATAATAATGTGCCTATACTAACAGTCGATACTGATCCTGTTAGAACGTGGATAGGTTTCGAAGGTGCAACTGACCTTATCACAGCCAAAACAGCATTTTTGACGCGAGTTTTAAATAATATAACATTAAAAACAAACACAGGAACAGCCGACGGGGGCTTTAAAGTTGGTCAGGCATATCCGGTTCAGGAAACAGGTGATATTCTGGGTGTTTATGCTATTGATTATTTCTCTGAAGATTACACACTTACCGGTATTGAAAATGATGCCTTTGTTATTATTAGAACCGTAGATTCTAACAATTACCCCACAGCTATAGATATTATTAATACGGGTGTTGGTTTTCAAAGAGCAAGTTTTGATTTTGTTTTGCGCTCTCCCAATAATGAAACTGCAACAATTACATGTAATACAGGGTTTGCACATACATTTGCTGGACGTTTTAAAGACTCTAAAGGCTTCCTATCCAACGTCAATAGATTACAGGATAATGCTGTTTATCAAAACTTCTCATATCAAATTAGAACTTCCCTGCCGAAAAGTGAATGGGGAGAAGCATTAAAGAGATCTGGTCACCCTGCAGGTATGGTAAACTTTGCAGATTTACAAATTAATCAAGTCCTTGATTTCAGCTCTAATATTAATATTGTTCCGGATATTTTTGTATTCCGCTTGTTTGCTGAGATTGATGTTGCAGAAATGTCAGAGCTTGTTGCCAAGGATGTTCATAAACCAACAATTACAGATACGTTTGCATTCCAAGACAATGATATATTAGAACCAGGTCTTGTGAAAACTGACAGCTATGGTGTAGAGGATGACAATCAACAACTTGATGTCAGTCTTGTAAAAACAGAAGGCCCAGATATACAGGATGAACCTGCATTGGATGTCCATAAACCTACAATTGCGGATACGTTTGCATTTCAGGATGTGGCAGTATTACTTCTAGTAATTCAAAGAAATGTAACTGAATCAGTTGATTGGGCTGAGACTGTTGTTAAGGCAATGGAGATAATAGAAGCGGATAGTGCAGGTATTGATGACGACAACCAACAATTAGATGTCAATATTGTAAAAACAGAGGGTCCGGATATGCAGGATGAACCTGCATTGGATGTTCACAAACCAACAATTACTGATAGCACCGGTGTTGAGGATGATAACCAGCAGTTAGATGTTGAACAAACGTCCTCGGATACTTATGGAATGGGCGATGCAGGCGTTGTCTTTATTCAAAATTATGTTTCAAGTGATTATTTTGCTGAAGATTATGTTGGAACTAATACAAGTTTCTCATAATTCTTTGTATAAATAACATTATAAATAACTACAAGCATTTACAAAATCTAGGAGAATATAAATGTTGATTGATGTAGATAAAATGAACGCACTAGGCCGCGTTCAAATTCAACTGTTCGACTCTGAGGGTAATCTCAAGGATGAACAAGACGTAACGAACTTAGTTACAACCACAGGTCTTAATCATATTGCTGACCGCTTAGGCAATTCCTCACCACCTACTCGTATGTCACATATGGAAGTGGGAACAAATAACACGGCACCCGCCGCGGGTAACACTGCTCTCGGAACTGCTATCTCTGGTTCGCGTGTTGCTCTGACATCACAAACTGTTTCAACAAATACAGTTCAGTATATTGGAGACTTTCCAGCCGGCACAGGCACAGGCGCTGTTGTTGAAGCAGGTATTTTTAATGCTTCTTCTTCCGGCACGTTACTTTGCAGAACAATTTTTTCTGTTGTTAACAAAGCTGCAGATGACACACTGAAAATTACTTGGACACTTACTGTATCTGACACCTAAGATATAACCTAGGAGTTGGAATATGTCCCTGTTAATTAGACAAGCCGCTAGAGTTCAGTTAGCAAGATCGTTTTATAGAGATATCTTTAACGAAAACGATTTCTTTTACATGTTTGCGTCAAGACCTATACCTTGGACGGATGATAACGCACCTGATACTCCTCGCGATTCTCAGTTCTATCAAGTTGATTACAGAAATAGTATGATGTTTGTAAAACGGGTTCAAGCGGCTGATGCAGTTCAGTTAGTTCCTAGATATAATTGGGCGACTGGGACAATTTATGACCAATATGATGACGAATATGCATCTAATCACCCAGCATATAGTGGTGCTTTAAACTTAGCAGATGCAAGGTTTTTTGTTCTGACTGATGAGTTTAATGTTTATAAGTGTCTTGATAATAACAGTAATGCACAAAGCACAATTAAACCAACATCCACAGGAACGGCACAATTTTCGTTGGATGATGGTTATATTTGGAAGTTTATGTATCAAATTGGTGCCGCTGACCGAACAAAATTTCTAACAACAAACTTTATGCCTGTTAGAAAAGTAGCAGGTAGTGGCAATCCTGCTTTTGATGTTAATGGCGAGCTAGATGCTGTTACAGTTACAGCAGGGGGTTCAGGTTATACATCTGCTCCTACTGTTGTTATTGAAGGTGATGGCACAGGCGCAACTGCAACGGCAACTTTATCAGGTAACGCTGTTAACGCAATTACAATAACTTCCGCTGGATTTGGTTATAGTTTCGCTGTTGTTAAAATTACAGGTGGCGGCGGCACAGGCGCAACGGCTACAGCAACTCTTGGCTCTACGGAAACACCTTCATTACAACAAGCGGTAGAATCAACTGCTATATCTGGAACATTAGATAGAATTGCTGTTACTGCCGGCGGCCAAGATTATATTGACGGTGACGTTGTTATTACAGTTTCCGGAGACGGAACAGGTGCAACAGCAAGTGCAACAGTAAATGCGGCAGGCACAATAACAGGTGTTACTGTAACAAGTCCAGGTTCAGGATATACATTTGTAGAATTGGCTATTACACAAACTATTGGTTCAGGAACAGGTTGCACGTTACGTCCTGTTGTATCCCCGTTTGAAGGTCATGGTGGTAATCCGCCAAGAGAACTTTTTGCTAAAAACATTGGTGTTACAGTTTCTTTTGTTAGTGATGATGCAGATATTATTACTGGTAATGATTTCAGACAAATAGGTATTATTAAAAATATGCACAATTATGCTGAAACTGCAAGTTTTACCAGTTCAATAGGCACGACCTGTCATGTAGCCACAGCGAATGCAACAAATATTGTTAAATTTAATTTAGATGATATTGTAACAACCAACGATGGTGGTAAGTTTACTGTTATACAAATTTTGGATGCTAATGGCGATGGAACAAACGATACCGTATATCTCCTAGAAACACTTCCAGGTATTGGTGCAAGTTCTGTTTTTACAAATACTACTACTGGTCAAACCGGTATAAATATTACAGCAGTAACAAATCCAGAAGTTAGTAACCACTCCGGTGAAATTTTATATATTGATAATAGACGTCCTATTACAAGAGACAAAAATCAGGTAGAAACAATTAAAGTTATTTTTAATTTTTAAGGCAAAACAATGGCATTAAATCTAAACACCAGTCCTTACTTTGACGATTATACAGCGAGTAAAAAGTTTGAACGTATTCTGTTCAAACCAGGTGTTGCTGTCCAGGCAAGAGAACTGTCACAACTGCAAACTATTTTGCAACAAAATATTTCAAGATTTGCTGATCATATATTTATTGATGGCACTCCTGTATTGGGTGCTAAAGGTGTAATTAAAAAACGTGACTTTATTAAAGTTAATGATCTTGATGCGGCATCTGCAACTGTTAGTAATGATACTCTTGCCAATTATATTGGTGACACATTAACAGGCGGAACGTCTGGAATGACCGCCATTATTGACAAGGTAGAAACAGGTGTAGATACCGATGCTGTTGATAAGAAAACATTTTATATTTCCTATACCGGTGGTAACAGTGCAGGCACATATCTACACTTTGAGGCAGGTGAAACTTTAACAGTTACATCTAGTGATGCAAGTCGTAATGGCGATACCTTTGTAGTAGATAATGGTGTAGATGCAAATGATGCAACAAGAAATTATTTTGGTAATGGTTTGTTTTTTAGTATTGAAGCAGGTATCCTTTATATAAGTGGTTTCTTTGCACAACATGATAACCAAGAAATTCTTCTAGAAAAATATAAAAACACTGCAAACTTTTATGTAGGTGTTAAGTTAAAGGATACTATTGTTCAAGCAGATGCTGATTCAACATTGAATGACCCGGCGACAGGAACATTTAACTTTAATGCTCCAGGCGCGGATAGATATAAAATTACAACAGAGATTGCTAAACTAGCTCTTACAGGCACCAATGATTCTGAATTTGTTTCACTTTATAAAATTGAAGATGGTAGACTTACAACGTCCATTAAGGATGACTTAGACTTTTATCATATTATTGGTCAGATTCTTGCTGAAAGAACGTATGACGAAAGTGGCAACTATGTAATTAGAAACTTTACTGTGGGTGTTCGTGAACACTTAAGAACCGCTACCAATAATGGTTACCTGGAATCATCAGCAGGTGGTGATGGAACAAAAATTGCTATCGCTGTTGGTGATGGTATAGGTATGGTCAGAGGACGTAAAAGAAGATTCTTTGCACCTACACACCTTGCAGTGGATAAGGGCAATGAAAAGGTTATTGAAGAAGGGTTTACCACTTCAACTGCATATGGCAACTATGTTCTTTGTGATGAAGTTTGTGGTAATTGGGATCTTGAAGATGGTGATCTGGTAGAACTTTATAATACAGCTAGAAATGCTGTTACTGCAGGCACATATTCTGCTACAGGTACTTCCGGAACAAAAATTGGTCAAGCAAGAGTTCGTCAGATAAGACGCGAATCAGGAACACCTGGCTCGGCTGCCGCTACATATAGACTTTACTTATATGATATCCGTATGTATGGTGGGGCTTTTGGAGATGTAAAATCTATTTACTATAATGGTGTTGCAGATGGCTTTGCAGATCCTGTTCTTGTAAGTAGTGCCGCGGTTTTAAATGAAGTTAAATTTAACCAAATGGTTTTTCAGTCTCCGATAAAAGCTACAAGTAAATTAAATGTAGATACGGGTAACACATTTGATTTGAACTATACATATCAGAAAGAATTTACTGCTACGGTTGCAACTGACGGAACTACAACAATTACTGTTTCAGGTGCTGAGACTTTCCCTTATTCCTCAACACCTACACAGACACAACTTGATACAGAGTTTGTGGTAGTTGTTCAAGCTGCCGTTACAATTGATTCAGTGTCGTATGGGGCTGGTAGAATTTTTGATGTGCAAACAAGTAATATTACCTCAAACTCTGCAACTGCTATTAACTTTGACTTTGGCACATCCTGGAGCGGGGCTACTGCTGTCAAAATTTTTGTAAAAGTTAAAGTTACAGACGAGGCTCCGGTTGCTCTTAACGCATTGAAAAGTCGTTATGTAACAATTAATACCGCAACACACCCTGCAGGTGCAAACGGTCCTTGGAACCTTGGTATTCCTAACGTTTACAAAATTGAAGAAATTCTTGTAGGTCCTTCATCAGGCAGTTATTTAAGCACAGGCACAGATGTTAAGGAACAATTTAAACTTGAAACAGGACAAAATGATAACTTTTATGGTCATTCTAGTATAGTGGTTAAACCTTCTGCGGTGACAAGCACAACAAGTAAAAAAATTACAGTAAAACTTTCATACTTGTCTCCTAACTATGGTTCTTCAACCGCAACATATTTTGCTGTGAATTCTTATCCTGTTGATGATACAGGCGGTTCAGGTATTTTCACTTATGAGATTCCCGTTTATTATTCCGAAAATTTAGGTGCTAAGTTTGATTTGCGAGACTCTATTGATTTCCGACCATATACACAAAAGACTGCCGTAGATACAACATCATTAGGCTCAGCCAGTGAGAACCCATTGGCAACTGCACAGTTGGATGGAACTGCTAATTATCAGTTTCCGATTCCCACAGAATCATTTACAACTGATGCTGAATATTACTTGGGACGTATTGACAAAGTTGTATTAACTGAAAAAGGTTTGATAAAGTCAGTCAAAGGACAATACTCAAAAAATCCAAAACTTCCTTTCGATCCTGTTGATGCTATGGTTTTGGCTGTGGTAAAAATTCCTCCTTTCCCGTCAATCTCGGCACACGTTGCTAAACAAGTAAAACGTCCAGATTTACAATGTAAAGTCAATTTAAAACAAAATAGACGTTATACGATGCAGGATATAGGCGCCATTGAAACAAGAATCAATCGCTTGGAATATTATACTGCTCTAAACTTCTTTGAAAGAGATACCAAGGATAAACTTATTCTTGACGCAAGTGGTAATGATAGATTCAAGAATGGTTTCTTTGTAGATAGATTTAGAGACTTTAGACTTTCAAATCGTCAAAATGTTGATCTTAATTATGCTATCAACCAAGAAGGTAGATATGCAACATGTAATTTCTTTGAAGAAAATGTTGACATGAAATTTGACAGCACAAACTCTAATATCTATGTTCAAAGAACTGGTAACCTTATTACAAAAAATTATTCACATGTAACATATAAGGAAAACAAACAAGCATCTAAGTTTAGAAATGCTGTAGGAGATTTGTTGTTTAACTACATCGGTGATATGGAAATGTATCCTCCTTCAGATAACTATACTACACAAGGTCCTGATGGTAGTGGTGAATCTAATGTAGATATTTCTGTAATTGCTGACACTATGGGAGATGCTTTTGAACAACTAGGACAAATAGGCCTTGAAGGTAACACACAATTATCAATGGGACAAGCAACAGTAACCGACATTGACGTAGAAGGCGGTTCGACGATTGATGTTGACGTAGGTGTTACTGAAAATATTGGTAGATTAGGAGCAAATGGCACCGGTACTGGTGAAGTTGATTTTGCACTTACAGGTGAAGTCAGTGAATCTGATCTTACTCTTACTAGTGATAATATTGAAATAGGTGTTTCTCAAGGTCCGTCATTAAAGGAAAGTTTTGGCAATGTTGTTACAAACATTGAATTTGAAAAGTTTATGCGTTCACAGGTTATTACTGTGGTTGCAACTAGACTGAAACCTAATACAAGAGTGTTTCCATTCTTTGACAATGATGATGTAAAGGTTCATTGTAAACCTATTCCTTATGCAACATTTACCTCGGCTGTTTCAGCGGGTATTGATAACTGGTGGTCACAATTTAACGATACAACAAATCTTTACAATGATGCGTTGGTCACTGATTCTGAGGGTCGCATAGTTATTCAATTTAGAATCCCTGCAGACACATTTAAAATAGGAAGTAGAACTTTTGTATTGTCCGATGATCAATTTAATAGATCAAAACTTACAACAACTCAAGCGTCTGCAACATTTGATTCATTTGGATTGAAACAACTAGAAACTGAATTAACAATTTCTTCTCAGGTTCCTAACATTTCTGTTACTTCATCACCTGACGATCCTCAGGTTGTTTCAGGTATTGTTACTGATGTTAGATTAAATGATCCTACAATTACAGCATCAGTTGATGTGGATCTTAATATTAGACGTGAAGACCCTCTTGCACAAACTTTCACAATTAATGAAACAACGGGTGTTTTTATTACCAAATTGGACTTGTTCTTCAGAGCAAAATCTTCATCGCGGGGTGTTACAGTTCAAATTCGTGAAACGGTAAATGGCTTTCCAGGTAAAACAATTGTGCCTTATGGAAGTAAATATCTGTCACATGGAGATATAAACATTTCATCAACAGCATCGGATGGAACAGTAACATTTAATGCAACAACTGTAACATTTGATTCCCCTATTTATTTGAAACCAGGACGTGAATACTGTTTTGTTATTCTACCTCAAAATAACGATCCTAACTATGAAGTTTGGATTTCAGAATTAGGTGAAAATGCTGTGGGAACCACACAAAGAATTCTTGCTGAGGATACGGTCACCGATGGTCTGTTATTTACATCTTCAAACAACAGCACATTTACTCCTTTCCAGGCTGAGGATATTAAATATAAACTTTTCAGAGCTGACTTCAATACTGCAAATAATGGTGAGGCAAAATTTACTAATGGTGACATGGACTTCTGTAAGTTAATTGACTTTACAAATGGTTTCCCTCTTGCAGGTGAAAATGTGCATAACTTAACTCCTACACTAGATACTGCTGGTTCAGGCTACTCAGCAGGCGATATTATTACGCTTGCGACTTTTGGTAATGGTACGGGTGCAAAAATTAAAGTTCTGACGGAATCAAGTGGTGCGGTTGCAACATTTGAAGTTAGTGACCTAGGTTCGGGATATACTGCTAACGGCGCAAATGTGGCACAAGCATCTACAACTGGGACAGGGTCAGGTGCTATTTTTGATATCACAACAAAAACAGGTATCATAGAGTTTTTCTCAGAACACTTCAATGTTGCTCGTATTAGAGAAACAAAAGAAAATTTAGCTGTGGCTGATAAAATTTCAACAGGCACAACCACTGCAACAATTGAAACAATTGAAAATAAAAAGTTTAATAAAATTCAACATAATTTTGGTGAGGTTATTTTCCCAGGAACAGGTGTAGAATGGCAGTATGCACCTACAGCATCATCAGGTGTTTCGGTAAAAGGTAACACATACTTTAATTTGACAGCAGGTGTAAATGTTAAAACAAACAAAGAGTATGCAGTATATTCTAAAGCAAACGAAGTTGCTAATCTAAGTAGTAATAAATCGTTAAATACAACAGCTACATTTACTACTAACGATTCCAAAATATCACCTTTCATTGATGTGTCAAGATCATCATTTATTATTACAAGACATGATATCAATAATGATTCTGCAAATGAAAATGGTATTAAAGGTGGTAATGCTACATCTAGATATGTTTCCAAAACAATTATTCTTGATGATGGTCAGGAGGCAGAAGATTTACAAGTATTTGTCGATGCTCTTATTCCTCAAGATTCGGCAATTGAAGTATATGGTAAGTTTCTAGCAGAAGAAGATGATGCAAATTTTGACAATAATCTTAAATGGTTGGAACTGGAGCTAGTAGAAACACCTAAAGATAATGGTAGAGCACAAACTAATTTTGTGGAATATAATTACAAAATTCCAGTTAAAGGCTCTACACCTTCGTTAGGTTCTAATAGTGGTGTATTTGAATATGACATATATCGAGTAAACGGAACAGCTAGTATTACAGGTGGTTCAGGTTACACATCACCACCTACATTAACATTTTCAGGCGGTGTCGCAGATGTTCAAGCCGAAGCATATGCTGTTTTAAGTGGCGGTGCTATTAATAGTGTAGTTATTACTAATCCAGGTAGATATACAACAACAGCAACACCGACAATCACTGTTAGTGGTGGAGGTGGCTCAAGTGGTGCAGTGACATCTAATGCACCAGCTTTGACCACATTCAAAGAGTTTAAACGTTTTGCTATTAAGGTTGTATTTAAAACAGGTAATACCTCTAATACTCCTAAAATTAGAAATCTTAGAGCAATTGCATTGCAGGCATAAAAATGGAACATACATTTAAAAGAAATTCTACAGGTGCATTGATTAATACAGACCATGCTGGCCTAGCTGCCTACAAGACAAGAAAAAAACAATCTGCTCGTATGGACGAAGTTTGTAATGATATAAATAGTTTAAAACAAGACTTGGCTGATATAAAAGAAGCCTTAAAAGTAATTTTAGATAGGTAATAAAAATGTCAACACTTACAACTCGTGCTGGTAAAGGTTCTCCACTTACAAATACAGAAGTGGATACGAACTTTACTAACTTGAACTCGGACAAGTTTCAAACAAATGACAACATTACAGTAAACGACATTACTGTTTCAGGGGACTTTATTGTAGGCGTTGATGCTTCTGTTACTGCGGCAGGCACAACACAAGGTGACGCAACTGCCCTGACTAAAACTTATAATATTGTCAATACTGCAACTGCAAACCAAGGTGTTAAACTTCCTGACTGTGCGGCAGGTATTAGGGTTACGTTATTTAATTCTACGGCAGTTACAATTAAGGTGTATCCTTCCACGGGTGAATCAATTAATAATTTATCTGCAAACGCAGCACTTTCTCTTGGACCCGAAAAGGGTCGAGATATTGTAGGTATTAGTGCTACACAATGGCAAACAACTGACGAAGGTGATGCCGCTGTTGTTACAACACTCGATGCATCAGGACTTGCCTCATTAGATGGTGGTATTGATGTAGATGGCGTATTTACTGTTGCTGACGCATCTGGTAATATTAATACAACAGGCACATTAACTGTTGGTGGTCTTTCATCACTTGATGGTGGTATTGATGTAAATGGCTCTAATTTTACAGTAGCTACAACAGGTAATATAGCCACTGCCGGTGATTTGGCTGTAACCGGAGCAACAACACTCTCCGGTGACCTTAAATATGGTATTACGGCAGCTATTACTGCGGCTGGTTCAAACCAAGGTGACGCAACTGCACTTTCAGAAACAATTAATGTTGTTACCACAGCATCTGCCGCACAAGGCGTAAAACTAAAAGACGCTGTTGCGGGTCTTAGGGTTGAAATATATAATGCGACAACCAATGATATTAAAGTATATCCTAATACATCTGATACTATTGATGGTGGTTCAGCAAATGCTGCCAAAGATTTGCCAGCAAAAACTTCTATGGTATTAGTATGTAAGGATGCTACAGATTGGCAAGTTCAACGTCCTGTAGCAATCTATAATTCTAGTGGAACATTACTTAATTAATAGGTGACATAATGGCAGGTGCAGTAAGAATTAAACATAGCGGAACTGACATCACATCTGATGTTATTCAGGGTCTTCAGGAACTAACAGCCGCTGAACTTAAAGTAAGAACCGCCGAAATTATTACAACGGAATTTGCTGGAACAACCGGTGTTGCTTCTCTGCGTGTTGATACAACTGGCGCACCTACCAACTTTACATCTGTAGGAACATTTGTTGATACTGATAGAGATGATAGTGTAGGCACACACCCTACCGATGGTGCGACTACGGCTGTTAATACATATACTTTTTCTCAAGGATCCTCGACCGCATCTGATGGTAAAACTGCTATACCTTTACGTTTCACTAGTGAAGAATTAGAACAGGCATCTGACGCAGAAATAGATAGTGATATTCTTGACCATGTTATTGCAGGTATGGTTGCACAGGGTGCTAATACTTGTGGTCAATATTATATCGCGGCTTCCGCACCTTCAGGGGGAACTTGGACAGATAGAGGATCAATTGTTGATACACAAGTTGACGGAACATCTGCTACTAAAAAACTTTGGCAAAAAACTGCCGTAACAACAGTTCCTAATGATAATCAATTTAGAACACTTACAAAAATGGCAGATGACAACTCTGTTCAAGAAATGACTGAGGCAGAAGTTGCCTCACTAGAAGGTCGTTTTCGTAATCGTATAATGTCTAATAATATTGGCAAATACGAGGTATCTACAGCCGCTCCAACAAGTGGAGGCACTTGGCAACAACAAGGTGAAACACTAACTGACCAAGTGAAGGATACTGCCACATATGCTTATGCAGGAACCTACACGGGCTCTTATACAGGCTATTATGACGGCTCATATAGTGGAACTTTTGATGGCACTTATAATGGAACATATGCCGCAAACTATAGTGGCTTTGCAGGAACGTCATATACAGGTTCTTACACAGGTTCTTACACAGGTTCTTACACAGGTTCTTATGCAGGTTCATTTTCAGGAGATTTCACTGGTTACTATGATGGTGTAACAATTATTTCAACATCATCAACTGCAACATCCAAAAAACTGTTCTTGAGAATTGCATAAATAAAATACATTATTTTATTATGGAGTCTATATAATGTCTGAAGAAACTCTTCCAAAATATAAAGATCCTATCTGGCAGGATAAAAGTAATCGACAAATTGTTTGTCGTATGCTACAAAGCAATGGCGATTATGCTATTGTTCATATCAATGCAACTGAAGGTGCCAATGCTGATTATGACGCTGTACTGCAAGTTTTTGGTGAAGAAGAATTAGATCGACTTACAGAAGAACATAAAGTAGAAAAACAACGTCAGGAAGAAATACATAAAGAAAGAGCAGAAGCAGATCTTGCTCGTAAGAAACAACAAATTCTTTTTAACATGAAACTTGAGGCATTTGAAGTTGAGGAAATTAAACAATCCGAAAACAGAGAACTGAAAAAACGTTTGCGTAAGGCAAAAACACCTGTTGAAGTGCAAGCATTTGCAACTTTGCTAATTCAGGATGCAATTGCAAATGAGCAATAATGGATATGTTTATGTTGCGACTGTAAACAAAGCCTATTACTATGCCGCATTGCAATCTGCAAACGCATTATTAGATTTTTATCCAGAAGCAAAAATTACTTTATTT